CATGGATGCCTCGCGTGCCACGACGCCCTCGATGGGCAGCTCCGCCCCTTTCCACGGTTGCCAGGCGAGCATGCGCTTCGCCGCGGCTACGAACCCGGTCTTGTCCTCTTCCGATACCTGAGGCAAGGGAACGAAATGATCGCCCAGTTTCTGAGCCAAATCGTTCAGTAACTTCAGCCGCTCCTCGAAGGGCTTCTCATGCACGTCGCCGTCCAAGTAGAGGAGATCATAAAGGAATACGTAGGGCTCCGCCTTGAGCGTCCCCGCCAACACCGATAGGATCTCCGGCCGGGCAATGAATGTCCTCTTCCGCGCAGCCTGCAGCTCACCCTCCATAATGCAATCCGGCGCTCTCTTTAGCGCATTCAGTAGCACGGGCAAATTCTTAGCGCGCTCCTCCTTGGCATCCTCGAAATAGATGGACGTGCGATCGCCCGCCTTCTGCAGCACGCACCGGAACCCATCCACCTTGGGTGAGAGAAAGAAGGGGCCATCATGTTTGCTGGCCCACGAATCCCATAGCTCCTCGGCGCTGAATGTATCCGTGTAGCCAGCCATAAACGGCTTGGCTAGGGCGTAGCGCGCAATGGGCTTCAGCTCCGCTTTATCCAGGTAGGCTTGATGCCCCTTTACCATCTTCACCTCGCCCCTGGGCCTAGCCCTGAGCACCAAATCGAAGAGGGGCACGTAATCCCCGTGAGGTCCCTGCGGGCTAGTAATGTAGTGCAGATAGCCCGACTTCTCGGGATCGAGCACTTTGCGTATAGGTATCTCCACACTGTGGGCGTCGATCGGAAAGGTCCCCCCCGTACGCTCGGCGCGGACCACCACGTCGATATCTCCCGGATCGTCTTCCCGCGTCGCACTGCCCACGATGCTGATGAAATCGGGCACCACGACTACATCCTCATGCGGTGCAAGCCCCCAGATCTCGCTCAGGCGTTTGGGCAAGCCCTTGGTCAACTGCGCCGCTTCCTGCGCCAAGTCACTATCTGGATCAACGTGAACGCCCCGCTTCTTGGCCTCGGCCATGACCCAACATGCCGCATTGACGATCTCCTCGACGGGATCGTTGCGCCGTCTGGCCGCGCCGTACCACTGGCTCAGCCGGTGCCAAGCCTGAAGTATCTCCTGGTCGCTGGCCTCACGGAGCGTACCTGGACGCATCTGCCGCAAAGCCAATTTCTCCAATTCGTTCGGCGCGGGCAGCGGCCGATGGCGCGCTCGTCCGCCCGAGCTGGGGAAGGCGCCCGCGTGCAGCTGCTGCCAGAGCCAGTCGGGCACGTAGTCCCGTACCTGGTCCAACATCGATTCCAGATATTCGCGGCTCAGCGAATCGGTCATCTCCCACCACAACAAAAAGGCCCGCTTTGGCCAGGGGCCTTGCGGGGCCTGGCAAAAGGCGGGCCGGGGCGCTCCATGCGCCGGGGCACTTATGCGATTGTCTCACTTATGATCAACCAGATTATAACGCACTTCGATGGCACGGGCAACCGTCAGGCAAGCACGTCGCAACTCAATCCAGAAACAGCGTTCGTCGTCGCGCTCGGTCGATTCCGATACGGCGACGGCCAGCTCGGCCGTCCCCTCCGGTTTGCTATCGTTGGTAATCAAACGTGATGGGTCCATACTCGCCCGACGGCGCCGGTCGGGAACTAATTCTCCTCCTCTTCCGGCAGCTCCTCATCGTCTCTCTCCAGCAGTGGCGTGAACTTCTCGCCGCGCTCCTCCGCCTCGCGGTCGAAGCGCGTAGGCACCTCTTTGCCCTCCGTGTCCACGTCACGTTGCAACATCTTGAGCCAGTCCAGCTATACGCAAGGCCATCCCGTGCCCTGCCCTGCTATTTCTCGCCGGCCGCGTACCGGGGCGGCATAGCCAGCACCCGGTCGGCCACTGGCCTCGGCGTCAACCCGGCGTGCGGGCTGACTGTCAGGCGCTAGAAGCTGAATGTTCTCCTCTTCCCACAGCTTCCGAGCGCATTCTGGACAGATCCCGTGGGTGTTCTTTGGGGCATCGGCCTCCCCCAGGACTTTGCCGCACCAGGCGCAGATGGCGCGTGCGCCGGTGTTTGATCAATTCTCTTTCATCTCTTACCTCATGGATGGACCCAGTACCAACGGTAAACGGACCTCTGTGCACGGCCGCTCGTACCAACCAGTAGCATAGACGCGACACGTTGTCGGCGTGGCCGCCGGGTCCAGGTCATCGTCTTTGAAGTGGGCATATACCTGGCGCTCGGCACCAGGACGCAGGACCCAGTCAACAAGGTGGTAAGCGCCATAGTAGCTATCTGCACCGATCAGATGTCCCGCCGCGTCGTACAGTCCCACGGTTATGCCCCAATGTGTCAAAGTCACATAGGATGGGTTGCGGACTAGCGCCGTTACGATGTATCGACCCTCGGAACCCTCCTCTATCTCCTCTATTACCGACCCCAATACCTCTAGATTGATGGTCTTCGTTCCGGTGATAGGCTCCCAGATCACCTCTGCCCTGGCGGAGGAGAAAGGTGGCAGTTCGGGGAAATACTGCCGCTCCCACCAATCCGGACTGGTGAAGGCGATAGTACGCTGCCCAGGCCCCAGAATGTATGTGACATTGATATAATAGCCCCCTGGTATGTCCTCAACGGTGCCTATCACCACACCGTCATCGTCCAGGAGGTAGAAGACTACGGTAGAAGACTACGTGCTTGATGCGTACAGTATAGTCTGTATCGTTCACGATCTCCGCGCAGACGCCCGTCTCCCAGCTATGTATGTCTACAACGTGGACTGTTTGACCAACCGAGGCACTCAAGCCCTGGGCTAGAAACAGTCCCAGAATTACGAGCAGAGCAATACGCCGGGACATTGGTCACCTCCCGCATTTCCCGCCTTTAGTCTTCCTCCTCTGGCGGTTCCTCGTCATCCCTTTCGAGCAGCGGCGTGAATTTCTCGCCGCGCTCCTCAGCCTCGATATCAAACCGGGTAGGGATGGGCTTGCCGTCAGTACCGACGTCGCGAGTCAGCATCTTGAGCCAATCCTCGTTCTCGGGCAACGCATCGATGTTGCCAATATAGAAGGTTCTCGGTTTACGACGCTTCGTCATCAGTATATGTCCTTAATCCGTACCTCATCGGCCATACCACCAATGAGGACAACCTCTTGCTCTATTATACATCCCATTCCCGATGCAGAGCAACCGGCAATTCGTTCCACCGGTACATCCATGTACATCAAGATAGCACGCCGGCCTCCCCCGCTGGCCCCTCTCATGAAATAGCGAGCGGTTTCCTCCGACAAGCTCCAGCTGCTCAGAGGATTACTGGTATGTAGCAAGGTATCTCCCGTTTGGGACTGAGCCACTTCCTCATAGGGCAATCCCATACCCCGATACAACCGCACGTGGGTGATACCCCGCCGTTTCAGATCTGCCTGCGTGCGTTCGTACATGGCACGCAGATAGGTTTTGGCGTCGGCCAGCGAGCTATCCCAATCCTCACCGCGATACCGCCAGAGATCCCGCGCACGCAATTCAGGATACTGGCCGGCATCGACCCCGAAGATCTCTGAGGCCGCATATTGGACTAGCACGCTCAGTGGCTCCTCGTCACCACTGGTAATGGCCCAGGACCGGATCATCTCATTGATGTCATCGTATTTTATCTTCGTATTCTCACTTAGCTCGGTCACAATGCGATCTTTCAGTTGGCCCTGCAAAGGACCACGGGCATATCGTAATTTCCTGAGGATCTCATCAAACGAGCCGTCCGGTTCCTGAAAGCAGCGCTCATACAGATACTCCGCCAGTGCTCGCGTTGGCTTGGTTGGCCTTCCTCTGGGTGGCGGCGCAGTGCCCAATTGCTGCCAGGGCTGCTCCAACCACATCTGATCGAGTTTGGGCGGTTCCTCCGGCTCCGGCAGCTCCGGCTCGTCAAAGGCCGGGATGAGGGGACTGAAGCCACGTCTGCACGAAGGATGCTGAATCGGCCGCCTGTACATCTCATCCAGCGACCAAATCTGTCCGTGCACCTCCCGACATTCATCGCAACTTCCGGGGCCATGGTCATCCAGAACCTTCACCTTCGTGACGCCGGCCTGCGAGTAACGCCGATGGCTGCCGATGTTGAAAGCCACGGCCGTCTCCGTGCGGGCGATGGTCAGCGCCCGGTGGCGGTAGGTCTCCTCAATGAAGTCCGCGATACCGGGCCGCGCTGGTCGCTCCGGCTGCTCCTCGGTGGCCGGGCGATAGGCCACGCCATACGCGATCTGGCGCAGGTTGAGCCCTGCCCGAAGGCCCTCCTGCAGATGGTCGCGCAGTCGATGGCGTGTCGCTTGGTCGATATCCTGGATCCGCCGACCGGCATTCCACTTGGCCCACTCCTCGGCCTGCGGATCGCCTTGCGCAGCGAGCGGTATATAGACTCCCAAGGTCATGTTCAGACCGGTTCCCGTGGCCTCGTAGGCGTCCACATACAGGCCGGTCATCACCTGGAGGAAATCGGCCCCCGACCAGTCCAGGATGATCTCGCTAATCTGTTGGTAAGGATCTGCCTGCCGCACCTCGCCGGGTTCGCCAACGACGTCCGGTAGGGCCCGTCGCACTTGGCGGGCCAGGCGCTGAAACGAAGCCGCGATGCGCTTCTGCCAAGCGCGCGTCAGCTGGGCGCGCTTTCGATATTGCCAGGCCTCCCATCTGGCGACGGCGGCATCGATCTCTGTTCGCGTCGCCCCGCGAGCCTTACGGGTAACGAGCGGGGGTATCGCAGCCACCATCCAGCGCCGCCTTCTCGGTCTGCTGCACTGTGGGTAGCCCCGCCAGTTCGCGCAGGTAGACCTCCAAGTTCTCGTCTGGCACAAGGGCCCCTACACCAGCGAGCGCATTGATGTAGGCGGCCAAAGCCTGTAAATCGGGCACTTCCAGCTCACCGTAGGTGAATTGTGGAAGGCGGTCAGTATCCCATCCATTCATCCGCCACAATCGCGGGATCGCATGCCGGTTGAATACATCCCGGATGCTGTCCAACCAGCCGCGGAGCGCCATCACGAACAGATTCGTCTTGCTCTCGCTCAGAGCAAAGCTGCCCACCTTCTCGTGGCCCAACAGGATGAAGTCAGCCAAGACGCTCATCGCTATCTGCCGGCTGTACCGCTCGATGACCGCGCTCGTATCGAACTGTCGCCGTCCGCCGGTGCTCAACAGCTGAATATCGTAGACCTTGCGCCCCCCCTCGTCGTATTCGAGGGGCATTACCACACCCTCCTGCCGGTCCCGCCGGATATTCTTTACTAGGCTGAGGAAGGCCTGCTTTGTTGCTGCGGCGTCGCCATCCGTTGCCTGAGCGACTTCAGGCGGCACCCAGACCACAGGCAGACCGGCCAGATCGCGCTCGATACCGATCCCCTCGATCTCCTCCAGCGTCTTCTTGAAATAGAAACTGCGATACGCCCCTCGCAGGATACTCAGGCCTTCAGGATTGCCGCGACTCGTATCGGTGCGGAACAGCAGGGCCTTCTCGATAGGAATTGTCCGCACCTGGTAATCGGGCGGGGCCATTTGCACCATGGCTTGGATACCGCCGCCCTCGTCGAACTCCCAACGGTACAGCGTCTCCTGGGCGCGGATGGCCAGCTTGCGCCACCCAACGCGCCCATCGTTGAAGCGGCTCCGCTTGCTGGGATCCCGCCGATCTCCCTGGCGCCGCTTGTAGACGATCTCCATGAAGCTCCAGCCGTAGACCAGGAAGCTGAGCACGTCGTTTAGGATATCGCCCCAGCCGGTCGACATATCATCCAGGCAGCCGTGCAGGAACTCAGCTGCAGCCGCGTCCCTCCGATCACTGCTGAAGGGTTGGACATTCCACTCGACCTGGCGAATGATCATCCGAATGGCGAACAGAATCGCGGCGATGACCGGATCGTTATGGGCCATCTCCCGATACGTGCGAATGGCCCTTCGGCCGCGGAGCTGCGGCAGGAACTCCTCTTCGACCTGGCCGCCCCATCGCCTCAGGCCGGTAATGCCTAGCTCCCGATAGGGGCCAGTTGCAGTTTTCTGGGCCACCTGCCGTCCGTTGCGACGTGCCAGGCTGAGCATATCATCTCCTCCAGCGGCTGGGCGCCACCACGCCCGCCGGTCTTACCAGAGCCGGACGCTTCCCGGCGCTATCTAAGTACACGGTTCCGTACCGCACGCAATCCATCCCGTGGTCCTCCTTCTTGACCGGCTGCTCGCGAGCCGTCTTGTTCGACCAGACATAGCTATCGATTTCCTGCACCGTACATGTGGGCAATTTCGCCTCTACTAAGCGCGGGTCCTCCTCCACCAGACTATCCCGCAGGATGAAGAGCCTCGGCCGGCCATCTCCCGCCGGTTTCAGCCGCTCCTTCACCGCCTGAATACCCGGCAATACCGCCTTCCGCGCGGCCCGTGTGCGGATGCCGTGCGCCTCCAACGTGGCGCGATCCTCGGCGTCGTGATCGCAGATGGTGCTCTCGATACGTTCGCCTTCGCTCAACGCCAGAATCTGCTCGGCGTGCTCGGCGACTGTGCGCCGCGTCATGTAGATCTCACGATAGAGGTACATACGCCCATCGCCATCTACCGCCCACCACTGGCAGCAGAAGGGGTTCGTGTAGCCAAAGTCCACCACACGGAATCGCCGCCAGTCGGCAGGGATTTCGAAGCGGTAGATATGATGCAGCCTCGCGTCCCACTCTTCGTAGACCACCCCCTCAGCCCGCACCCAGCGCCCCAGGCGATATCGCTCGTAGCGCAGCCCCGTGAGCCGGTCGAGGCGGGCCAGGTAATCGGCGCCCAAGGCGGTCCACTCGCCCCGTTCGGCGTCCCAGAGCGTCGGATTGTCCTCGTGGCGGCTTTCCAGCATCCGCGTGATCCCGCGATCGCAACGCCGCTTCAGCCAGTGCGTGGGCGCGTCAGGGTTCGTGTCGCCGATGATCTGCTGGTAGGGGAGCACGGCGTTGCGCAACCGCGTGGTCAGCGTCTCCCAGTCCTCCTCCTGCAGCTCCACCGCCTCTTGAACGTAGATCACATCATACTCGGTTGACATAATCTTGCGCGGCTTGTCCATCCCGCCGATGACGATGCTGGAGCCATTCGGGTAGCGATAGATTCGGCGCGCCTGCCGCGAACAACCAGCGGCAATCGGATGGTCACTGCCGCCGAGGACATCGCGCTCGTAGGTGAGCAGGGCGCTCTCACGCAGGCTCTCCATCGTCTTGCGGATGAACAGATACCGCGAGCGCGGATACTGCCGGGCCAGTCGGTGGATCTTCTCCAGACAGGCCCTCGATTTTCCAGTCCCCGCGGATCCGGCGATGATTACCTCCGGCGCCTCGCAGGCCTGCAATTCCGCCGCGGCGCCGCGAGGGCGATAATCGTGATCTCGCCCCAACACACCAGCACGCCGGCGGCGCTCTAGCTCAGCGCTCGCCCGCAGCCGCCAGTACGGCGATCGGGTCCTCGCCGTTGGCAATACGTTCAAGTTGCTCATCAGTCAAACTCGAGAGGTCTAGGTTCGCCAGCCAACCTCCGAAGTCGTGGCGCTCAGTGTAGCCGCGCTGCTTGCCTTGCGTCCTGAGCTGAAACTGGATCGCCCACGGCTCTCCTGCCTGAATTGCTGTCTCTAGCCGCATTTCGGCGATATCTGAGCGCCGCCCCCGGTACTTGTCGATGACCTCCTGGACCTTCGGATTTCTCTTCGCCCGGCGCTCGATGGTCTTGCGGGAGCAGCCCAGCGCCTCCGCGGCCAGGAACACTCCGCCGTGAGCCCTCTCCAAGGCCTCGATAATGTCTTTGGTCTTGTACCAATTCCCGCGAGACATTTAGACAATTAAGACCACATCCGGCTCTTGGGCCCAGGGCAACTCGCGCGAGCGCCCCAATACCCGCGCATAGCACGTCCGCTCCGGCCGGTGAATGTCACGGACGCGGCTACCCCAGGCCCTCACCGGCAAAAGCAAAAGGGCCCCCGCCGGAGACATGCAGTCCCCCGGCGAGTGGCCCATGCTCGCACTATCCGCGCACGGCCATTCCCGCGATTGCGGTTCTGTGCGCTTTGATACTATTATAGTCAAGGCCGAGGCAGGGTCAAGCGCTCGGCAGGCTCCCACCGGCAATAGTGACCACAGATCGAGCATCGAACGCGCGCGCCACGGGAGTCCAGGATCACGACGGCCTCTTGAAACCGCGCACAGCCATCGCGTACCAGGGCCAATGTAGTGCCGCAGTATGAACAGCGCCAAGGTACAGCTGGTGTATGCTGGAAACCATCATGACACCCCGATACCATCAACATCCTCCTCATCGTCGTCCGACAATCCGCCTGCGCGCTCGATGCGCTCCCACGCCTCTTCCGGCGTCATATTGCGGATCTCCTCTCGTCGGTATCCAGCACCGAGCAACCTTTGAACCATACGATGCGTAATCATCGTTGGCATAGCACTTGACGGATCAGTTGTAGACGGATTAGACGGATTAGACAGGTGTTTGTATTCTTCGTCCATTGCCTTAAAAGTACTATATATAGGAGTAAATTGGGAAGTGACGTCTAATCCGCCTAATCCGTCTAAAGGCTGATTGGCATTCTGACCCTCCTCACTAGCAGGTTCCTGTTGTTCTGACGGTAAGTCCGGAATAGATCCAAGGGGATCAGTCTTGAGGTCGAGCGAGCCCTGAATTCTACCGTCGGCCAATCCAATGCCAATCCAACCACGCACCTGAGTACCGTCAATTGTCTGACGTGTAGTTCGACAGCCCAATTCTTTCAATCGACGACCCCATTGACGCGCTCGTATGATCTCCCACTTCCCAGATCCGTTCTCCCGACACCAAGCCTCATACTCCTGGCGCAATACTCCGGCGGGGACAAAGGCTCCAGGATCTACCACACAGCACTCGTTGACGAATGCCCGAAAACTGTCCGATTCCGTGCGATAGTTCTCGGTAGCAACCTGGACCGCCGACGGAGGGTCGAGGCCTTCCTGTTGCCAGGCGAGACATCCACGTATCGCCCATGCAAGGATGCCGGGCAATTCTGCCTCGAGCTTAATGGGAAGCATGCGGTCCTCGTGTCCCAGAAAACAGACCGTGAAGGGAATCAGCTTAATCCGCGACCAGATGCCCAAGTCCGTGCCGGTGACGATCGGCTTGTGGTTCATCGCGAGCCAGATATGGTAGGTCGGATCGTAGGTAAAGAACTCACCGTGCAAGAAGCGGGCGGTAATCGGGTCGCGGCCCGTCATTGCCTTGATGCGCGCCTCGTTAAGGCGGCTGCTCTCCGAGGTCTCGCTGGCCGTCACCAGGCGGCGGCCCCTTAAGGCTGCCATATCGTTCGGGATATTAGTGCGCTGATTCATCTCGAAGGTGCTGGCCGGCGTATTGACACCGTATTCGCCCGCTATCTGGCGGAGAACGTTGAGGAGCGTCGTCTTGCCATTGCGCCCACTGCCCCAGCAAAGGAATAGCGCCGGCTCGCCGATATCGCCGGTCAGTGAATAGCCCACGGCCTTCTGAATGTAATGGATCAGTGCCTTATCACCATCGAAGACCTCCATGAGGAACTGTTCCCAGCGCGGACAGGCGGCGTTTGGATCGTAAGCCACGCGCGTGGACATAGTGATCATATCTGTCGGCTGGCCGGCCCGAAGTTGCCCGGTGCGCAGATTGACCACCCCATTGCGGCAGGCGAGAAGCCAGGGATCGCAATCATAGTCCTTGGGCAAGGTAGCAAGTTGGGGCATGATCGTTCGCGCCATGGCCAACATGGCCTCCAAACGATGGCGGCTTTCACTCTGGCGCGCCCAGCGCACTGCTGCCTGATGGATGGCCTTGTCAGCGATGAAAGAGGTGGCAGCCATGCGTGCACGAGCGACCATGAGCGCGGCACGCTCAATCTCGCCCCGTTTTGACTCGCGCCAGTGGTGATCGCTCCAGACTAGCCAGATACCGCCGCCATCTTGTCGCAGGCGCTCGTGGCGGAATGTTGCGCCATAGACAAACCAGAAAGCCTCCGCATTGCCCGCATCGGTCAAGGGCAGGCTCGCGAGCTTGGCCAAGAGTTGCGAATCGCTCAGTGCCTGAGATGAGGGTTGCGGCCCTACACTGATGGCCGAGCCGCGCGTCGTGCCGTCGTAAGCCTCCTTAAGGGAATGCAATGCCTCGCTTTCTGAGTAGGGGGCGTCCTCCGATTGGGGCACGCTGGCTGCGTACTGGCGCATGTACGCAGCCGCTGTGTCTTTGGGAAAGCCGGCATCGCGCAACTGACAGGCCAGCCAAAAGCCGGTATCATTGCGGTTGCCCAATCGGGCTCTGTCCAGAGCCCGACCCAGCCAAAGGAAGCCTTCGCCTGGTGTAGTTGTAGATGGCGCAACTTGAGGGCGCTGCTGCGGCTGAACTGGTGAGGAGATTAGCAGACTTGCCAATACCTGGGGGAAGGGTGCAGGTTGTATGTCCTCCAGACTATAGTCCAGGGCCCAGGAATAGGTGCCGCCATTGGCATGCCGGCTAGGGGGTGCAATAACGTAGCCGCCAACGCCACGAGTATCGATGTGAGGCCCGAGCTTGCCCTCGGTATTGCGGACTTGCTGATCGTCATTCAGGTAGTAGAGGTGCAGGCCAGGTCCGGGCGTCTCCACGGTGGACGTCTTACCCAGATCGCGGCCGTAGAGGTCGAGCAGATCCAGCCAGGTCTCCCAGCCTGGCGGGTCCGTCTTGTTGTCGATATCGACAACGGCCAGGCCACTCGGTCCGCAAGCGATGCCGATGTTGGCCCAAGGCCACTTTGTCCACCAGGTTGTGATGATCTCTGGATTCGTGGTGGCGTCTTTGAATCCGTGCAGCGTGAGAGGGTGCTTGGCGAGATCGGGGCAATCGGGCTTGCCGCATGTACAGAGACCTTTCTCGTTAATGGAATGAACCGGAAAGACTGCCCAGCCGCGAGCGGCATATTCGAGTGCGGCGTTCAGTAGATCGTCTGGTGGCATGTATCCCTCACTGTTTCGCACAGACTGTCAAGTGATATATCTAGTTCGCTGCAGAGATAGGCGGCCCATTCTCGGTCCTCTCCGAACAGGAATCGCCGGGCGCTCTCGCGATCCTTCGCT